GCGGTGTCATCGTCAGCGGTGATCGTTCCATAGGTGGCTGCCGACTTGAGGTAGGGCTTGACGGTCAGGGTCTGGAATGGAATCTCCAGATTCTTCGAGGTCATCTCCCAGGTGGGGAAGAGCTGCTCGACAGCCTTGGGCGTGTAGACCGCCTTGGCAAGCTCGGGCACCATGACATCCGGGATCCAGTCAGCGCCCACACCGGCAGCATCGGAAAACACACGCTGGATGATGTCCGGTGCGGACTCCATGTGACGCGCGATCCGGCTGTCCATCTTGGGCGTGCGGCCATCGGCCTTGAGCATCTTGACCAGGTTCCGATCATCAACCAGGCGCTTGAAGTCAGCGTGCCAGTCGCCACGGTCTACCTCATCAGAGCACATAGCGGCAGCATCGAGGCTTCCATCCTGGCGGATATACGTCCGCAGGGTGGCTTCCTTCTCGCTGACGGTCTCCACGCGGGGAGCCGCAGACTCTGCGAGCTTCTGCTGGGCTGCCTTGAGGTCGGCTGCCTTGGCTTCAAGACCTTCCTTGAGGTCGCGGTTCGAATCGGCCAGGCGCTTTTGCTCGGCCTTGATGTCGGCCAAGACCTTGATCGCGTCTTCGCGGGTGTTGATATCGGACATGATGTCTCCAGATGTTGCCCCATGGGGGCGGGGTTTAGTCGTTACCGAACAGGTCAGCCCACCCATCGCGGGCCTTCTGTCCGTCATCGTCTTCGGTCAGGGCAGCGTCCACCGCTTCCTGTACCTGTGAATCGTAGCCCAGGAGATCGAGCAGAGTAGCGCGTACGGTGGCCTCTATGGCCCCTGGGCTGGCTTCTGCCGTCTCGGGAGTATGAGGGGCAGCCTTGGCGGGTGGAAGGCCCCACAGGTCACCCTGTGCTGCTTCCTCTTCCGGGGCCTCCTCGGCCTCTGCGGTGGGCTCCTCTGCGGGCTCCTCCTCTGCGGGGGCCTCCTCCTTGGCGATCGTGATCGTCACGGTGTCTTCGTCTTCCTGGATGTCCATGACGTGCCGCTGTACCGGGTCGGGCTCCAGGCCCCACATCTTGGCACGGATGGCCACGGCCTCCGGGTTCGCAGGCACAACCACAGCACTCAATTCCAGCAACTCGTTCCCCTCCAGGAACTGGCCAGAGCGGCCAGCGGCGGGGTGGTCCTCGGGTAGCTCTTGGCGAGGTGTGCTCTTGGTCGGCGCGAAGCCCACAGACACAGCCGATAGGAAGCCCTCGCGGAACTGCCGGGCCACGGTGGCACCCATGCTGCCGGGCTCGGAATCGTCCCACTTGATGCGAGCGATCAGGGAGTCCCCATCCATGCCCAGATCGATCACCTTCCCGATCGGGGGCTGGCTGCTGTAGTCGTGAGACCACACCACCACGGGATTGGCGGCGAACCGCTCCAGCTTCCAGTCAGGAGCTACCACGTCTCCGTAGCGGTCCACTGATGGGGTGGAGGCGATGACCTTGGTCGTGCCGTCCTTGCCGGTCTCGGCTCGCATCATCCAGGTTTTAAAGACTCCGCCCATCAGCTCACTCCTTCCACAAATGGAACCGCCACACATCGGCAGTTGATGTCCTCGGCACCGTCGCCCATCTCTCCGGGCCCGTTGCCTGTTGCCCCGCTGGGGCTGGTGAAGTCCTCACCCACGGCCACCCGCTCACCGTCCAGCTCGATGTGTGAGTCCCGCACGTTGCCGTCCCGCGCGCTGACCCACTCCTTCTGCATCCTGACCCCTCGGGCCACGGCTTCCTTCATCGCTTCGATGGAGCCCGCCGATACGGCGCGGGTGCTCTCAGTGCGTGCGATTGTCAGGGCGCGGGTGGGGCTGAAGATCTTGGACTGTACAAGGGTGCGCTGCATTTGGCCGATGCTCTCGCCTTCTGCCAGGCCAGTGCGGATCGACTCCCTGACCATCGAGCGGGTGCCATTCTCCACGTTCTGGATCATCTTGCCGATCTGGTCGTTGACCAGCACAGCGATCCGCTCTGGTTCAAAGTCGATGTCAACCGGTAGCTGTCCGCTCGTGCCCTTGATCACATCGAGGAGCATAGACCGGAACAGCGGGCGGAAGATCTCCAGCACCTCCTTCCGTTCCGTGGCTGCATCCAGGATCTTGTCGAGGGTCACATCGTCGATCGTGCGCTTGACGGGAACCGCTCCACCCTTCGTGTTCAGGTGCTCGCCCATGCGCTTAGCGGTGCGAGCCCCTGCGGCTCTCAGATACCGCCGCATGTGCAGCAGGATCCGCCGCTCGTGGGGCTGGTGTACCTTGTCGATGAAGGCACGCCAGAGATCCGCGCGGCCTTCCTCTGTCTGTGGTGCCTGGAACGGTCCACCGCCATCGAGCACGAGCCACCGGGCCAGGGGGTCCAGGGTGGCCACGCCGTGACGGTGGATCATGCTCTCCAGATAGGCTCGGGTCTGGGCCCCCTCCTGCACCGTCTCAGGCACAGCGCGCGCACCCGCCACGATGGCGGCTGCCTGCTCGGGCGTGATGGTGGGGAAGGCAACCCCGATGAGTTGGATCGCTGCTGGGCCAGTGATAGCACCCGCCGCCACGGCTGCCAGGATCTCCATAAGGCTTGCAATCTGTGCGCCGTTGAGAGCCTGAGCACTGACCGGCTGATCGGTCGCACCGCCACCAGTGGTGATCTCCTCCTCTTCCTCTGGCGTGATCTCGCTGAACCCCTCCAGGGCTGCCGCCTCTGCCAAGGGGATCCCCATCATCCACCAGCTTTGGACCCGGTTGACCCGCGCGTCTCTGGACTCCTGGAGAGCCTCCACGGTGGAGAAGTCGTGAGCTACCCGCACGTCCGCCGAGTCTGGGAACATCCGGGCCAGGCGAGTCAGGGACGAATCGATCAGGGCTGCCCGCGTCTGGAGCGAGGTCCAGTAAATGCGGTTGGACTCGCGGGCCGTGGCATAGTTCGCAGTGGGGAGCCCGATTCTCGTGGGGGTCACCCCGATCGCCGCGATCACGGATTCCCGTACCAGGTGCCGGGTCGCCTGATATTCCATGTCACGCGGCGACCAGGAGAGCGGCTGATAGTTCACCCCAGCCCCCAGGAAGAGGGCGGTCCCTTGCTTCCGGGTGCGACGGTCGAACGCATCGCGCATGACCCCGATCTGCTGTTGGCTCCAGGTATCGCCCTCGGTGGCAGGGCTGAAGATGCCTGTCGGCTGGCCCTGGTCGGCACTGTTGGCGGCAAGCTCTGCGGCCTTCTGCTCTGTGGTCAGGTCGGAGGCCAGGGCACGGATCGCCCCGTTCCCGTAGAGACCGCGCGGGCCATCCTCCCAGGAAGGGGATCGGATGTGTAGGACTTGCTCCCACCCATACCGGACGATCTTCCCGCCCTCGTTGTAGTCATACGCGGCGGCCTGACCGTCCGCAGAAGGGATCACCGTGACCCGCTCTGGGTGCAGCCTGATCAGTGCGGCGGGCTCTGTGCCTGACAATCCGACCAGTAGATACGCGTCCCCAACCAATACCAGGTCCGTCACTAGTTGCCTGCGGGCAAGAACCCCCGGCATCCGGGACGTGAACTGGTCCAGCAGATCCAGCACCGGGTGGTCCTCGATGGGTTCGGCATCCTTGCCCCGTCCACGGGTCACCTTCAGGCCCAGCATGGATAGGTCATCTGCCACAGCGCCGCAGCTCGCGGCCACCCAGGGGAAGGCCCCAAGGGCACTCATGCTGTTGATGGCTTTCATGCCAGGCGCGCGGCCCTGGCCATCTGCGAAGTCTGCCCCGGCTACGTGGTCGGTGGTCCCATCCGGACGCACCTCCACCAGCTTCAGAGCACGGAGCACGCGCGATAGCCACGTCTCCCGGAGCACAAGCGAGGAATCGGCCACGCCCTGACTGTAGTGCATTTAGGATATTTGGGCAACTTGGGATATTTGCTACCCCACGGCGAACCCTCCAGCCTTGCCAAGCTTGGTCACCAGGTAGCGCATGGCATCGAGGAGGTGGTCAGCCTGGCGTGGCTTGGGCTGGTCTCTGGCCTCACCCGCGCCCCGTTCGTCCCACACATACGACTCGATCTCCCTGATGAAGTGGGAGCAGGTGGAGAACACCTGGAGCCCTGGTCGGCCTTCCACATCAGGGGCAATTCTCTCCGCGAGCGAGTTGATGCCGTTCCTGACCGAGTTGCGTCCTTTCTTGGCCCCTGAGTTGGCCAGCCCATGCTCGCGGGCCAGGGCCAGCCGTGCCCCCCGGTCCTCGGGATCGCAGACGATCCACTCAGGCTCTCCCCACTTTGCGATCAGTGCGTGGATCGCCTTGGCATGGGTGGAGAGGGTGGCCTGTGC